CCGCCGTATCCAATGGAGTTTAAACCTTTTTTATTGAATAACATGTAAATATACATTTGGGTCTGTAAATAAAACAATGACCAAATTCCATGGTGCAAGCACCACTTAAAACATCATTTGATTTATGTAGTGCCTACAAGCATAAAGCTCGACCCAGGACTCTAAGAGCCCCACCTACCGGTCACTAGTAGGATTTAGGTTGGTTGGTTTATTCCCACCCTATAACAGGGAGGGCAACCGGTGAATAAGGATAAAGAAAAATCCTCAGCCGCTGCAACGTATGTGTTCCATCCGAACCATGTGTTGGCAGCCGAGTTCACGAATGCACCATATGAAAAATATAATGGGCATACGGTGGTATCTGTATCCATATTTGATGACTTTGCCGTATAGAAGCGTCTATTCGTATAAAATGGCACTTCGATCTCCAGAACTGGGTTATCACGAGTGGTTGTATACTCACCTGAAGCAACTGTCTGGCGACGCAACATATACGCACGTGCTAATGTTACGCCTGTTGCTGTTCTAATGTCTGAACTATCTGATACTACTTGATATTCAGAAGCTAAGAAATCGTTATACGCGCGGAGTAATGGGGGTGCTAATGCCGAATCAGGTATTAGATTCCAACGCATTCCCCCTCTCCGTGTCGTATAAGCAGGGGTGAGCCAATTAACCAAAGTCGTATTGCATGGTCTCACCCCAATTCTATTTCTATAAGAAGGAAACTGATTTTGTGTGACCCTAAAATTGTAGAGAGCCACTCCAGTTATCGCAACGGGGGAATGGTATTCATATCGTTTTAAGAGCTGCCTAAATGAAGTTATAACTTCTCCGAAGACGACTGAATAAATGTCATCAGTGGCATATATATTTGTTCTGGCAAGACTTTGCTCTAAAACGTCTTGCTCTGGTTTGCTCGATTCTGTAGTGTGATCTTCATCACTGGATTGGGTAACAATATTGGCGTCGAGCCACCAACAATTAGCCGGTGCAGGTGGATCCACTGCATCATCCGTAAACAATGTTCGGTCATCCCCTGTACCCTGCAATATCCATGCAAACAAACACATGGAATAATTACGTTCGTAAATGCCCCCTTCCCACGACGAATAACATTCATTATAGGATTTTAACAATAGTGGACCACTGGGAGCATCCGGCCATGTTATGTTATTAGGATCTGTCACGAGTTGGCCTCTCAAATTCAAATTAAATCCAACTCGCCAAGCATTAACTGGGGTATCATTAAACTCTTGCTGAGAAATTACCATAGTACTTGGAGCTAAAAAGCCGACATCTTTAACTACGGCCGACCAGCCCCCAGGCGATTCACGCTCAAAATGTAAAACCAATTTGCACCACCCTTCAGGCATGGTGAAGTCATCCCTATCATACATTATTGTAATCAAGTCTTCAGGACTAGTTCCCATATCATGTTCAATAGATCCTAGTGATAATGACGTCCCATCAGAAAAGACCATATCCGATGTGATCGTGTAAGTGACGATTTGAAACTCAGTTGTTCGAAGTGCAGCTATTTCCATCGTGAGCGTGGGCTCTATTGGCCAATCACTAGGACTGCCTGTTGAATAAATAGGCAATTCAATGTAATTCATAACAGAATCATCGTCAAACCCTATAATGGTAGCAAAGCCGGCACCCCTCAAAACGGGAAAATAATGAACGGGGTCCGTAAACACGTGGTTGATCGGGTACCTGTTCGTAATGTCGCCCCCTTCAAATGGAAAGGCTACACCACCCAATAAATTAGTACCATTAAACAAATATGGATCATACGTTGCCTCTGGTTCTGGTCCACTCTGAGGGAAAAACGAAAATGCATTATGTGCTCCATTGGGAACCGCTACTTCAAAATCATCCGAGGCGCTAACAAACACATTAACAGAAATATTGTTATCCACAACAGAATTGGGCGTAGTCAAAGAATTCAACACATACACCGAAATATTACCATTATGAAAACGTGGATTTGAAATCACTTCTGTGGCAAAATTCCAAGGTAATGTTCCTGTGGGTTCCAATATTTGTGTCTCAAGAAAAGGCCATTTTGAACCCCAACCAATGCGCATTGTAAAGTCCTGTTCGACGCTCAAATCAACAATATGACTGTACACCACGTTATACTCACTACTCTGAATAGACGTGGGTTCATACACTATTCGTATTCTACCTTTGTGATAAGCAGAAGCCGCAAATTGGAACCGATAATTGAGACTACCTCGCCAATACTTAAATGGTATAGCAGCAAATGCCATGGGAGTGAGATGTACCTCCAAATCAGCCACAAGAGCCGTTTGGTATTGAATCGGTGACACCAAAGCGTTGAACAAACGATCCTCAGGGTCATTTTCTGTAGCCCATGTGAAAGTAGTGAGAAAGGATTCCTTCATGGCTAAATGTTTGATATTCAGTTCATCTTTATCTGCCAAACCAACAACACGTGGATCTATCGTCAATTCCTGCTTCACATCCATGGACAACTTGTTACTAGTGTCCGGGACGTTCGTGTTGGCCAACACACCACAAAACTGAGGCTTCATACCTTTGGGTGGATCGGTTTCAACTGGTCTCGAATATCCGAAATGCTTAGCAACGTCCGCAGCAACACCTGCTACCATCGCTGTTGATCGCATGTAAGGTCCTATACTTGGTATATTTTCCATCCTACCCGCGGCTTTTGAGATGGCAGATGCTATTGAAGATGCTGGTCTATCACCATATTCATCACTAGATTGAGGAACAATAGACAACGGATTGACGCTTGTCGGAACCGATAATTCCACGTCCTCTAACCACGCAAATACCGAAATAATGATAGGAGCAGTAGCACCGTTGGCGTGTTTTAAAGGATTCAACATGCGCAACGTAACAACACCTTGTGCCTCAATATCATTGGTTGTTACATCCATAGCATTGGCAAACCAAACACTAGGCATGCACAATGTGCCACCTTGAGATGCTGATGGATCCAAATAAATGTGAGGGCGCTGGGTCATTCGAATCAAATCCTGTGCTATTAATGCTCTAACTGGAATAAACTCTTCGTAAGTTGGTAATGGCGTGTAACTTGCTATTGCCCTACCATAATAAAAACCATTACCATTAATTAACATCTTAACACAAATCTTGGCCTTTAATAACTTGTAATTGGCCATCCTATTAATCACGCGCGCATTGGAGAAAACGTCACTCCATGGATTAAATTCCTCATACAATGACGCTCCTATTGCCCATTGATACTCCTGGATCTTCAAAGGCCTAGCGAAAAAAGCTTGCAAACTGGCGTCGCCCTTGTGAGTTATATGTGAAGTTGCATCGGGCAATGAGTCCAACATGGTTGTAAAGCCAGGTTGTTCATCCTTGAACGATATAACTTGTTCCTTGTGCTCTGGTGGACCAGTCATATAACTGTTAATATTCCCACTCTGTGGGACCGGGAATCTCTCCCTAGCACATAATTTACCTGCTGAACCTTTAATTTTAATTTTTTCTGTATTGTCTTTGTCGGGCTTAAATTTTTCTGTGCAGCGCAACCCTACGCTGCACAAATAGGAGTCCTCCGTCTGGACACCGAAAATGGAATAAATGCGCTCACAAGCCTCCCGACTGACGGTGTCGGTGGTAACCATGTGTGCGCCTTTATATTGCTCTATCCATAAATCGAGGCGTTGTTTGTACGATAACAGCAGTTCAGGAACAACTATCTTAACCCTGTCCGCTATAATTTTGAATTGTGATCGACGCAATTCATACATCTCCTCGCCATGCAAAAAATACTCTCTAATTGCACCACCCATAACATCTATGGCGAGGTTTTTCGATGTGACATGCTTGGATTTAACATTACAATGTAATGATTTGATTATAGAACTTTATGCCAACGGCGCCACCTCACCCATTATGGGATGGTGTCGCGTGGTTCTCTTCAAAAAACTTGTTGTCCTCAAATCTGAAAAAGGTGTGGGCTCCGAAATTTTGTCTTCCATGGTGACAACCATGCCATATTCAGCCAATTTGGTGGCAAACACAATATGATCGTAATTCGCACCCTCGCCAACCGAAGCCAAAAAATCATCACCGTATGTAATCAAGGACACACAACTTCGGAAAGAACCATGATTATGCTCCATGAATGCACACCGGTGGAACAAACAATTCACTATTGAATTAATGTACACAGTTAAATTATGTCCTGAGGGATTTCCACCAGCAAAAGAATACAAGGCACCCGCTATTACCATATACGGATCAGATATTTCTGTTGCAAGGCCCCGCATAATAGTCAAATCCTCTTCACCGTAATTGCCTGTGGCTCGCGCCAAATCTATCAGACACTGGAACGCTGCCATAATCACCTGAGTTGGTTGGGTCATATCATAGTCTGCATAATCACCTGCGAAAATACGATGATCTCCAAACTTTCTCACAGCTGTGATCATTTCATTCCACTCCGTGCCGTAACAATTAATTCCCACCGCTATCTCGGTATCTAACGGATAAGTCGACATAAACCAGCACAGTGGAAGAAACCATTTGCGTACTGCCACAGACAGGGCCATGGGACAACTCTGAAAACAACGAACTTTGGTTTTTCCAACCTTAGTAGGCTCGTCTTTCAAATTGGCCGAAAATATGGAGTACGCTCGCACACCACCTCGCATAGCGGCAATAATGCGATCATACTCTTCTTTTACCACCCCAATCATTTTACGGGGACAAGCAAATCCTGGATGGTCCTTGGGATCAAGATCCTCTATATATGGCGTCTTGGGGCCTGATAATGGAAAACCAACGGATGTGGACAATTGCAAAGGATCAATAAACCGTCTGCCATCTATCCCACACAGCGCCTCCATGTCTGATAACGGCTTAATTCGCCTAGATATATATGGCAATACTATCTTCTTCTTCAATGGCTCCAACCAATCATCACACGCTCGTGAGAGTAAAGGCAAAGGTACACCTTTGCTGGCGTGGGCCACCCGATCCGCATAGCGTAAATAATGCCTCCAATTGGGGGTCATTTGGGGAGGTCCATAATTATTAGGTATGCCCACTACATCCAAAACATGCTCAGATAATATGATGGTTACGACTTTAGAAGTTTCTGTTTTGGATGTTCCAGCAACTCCATAAACACTCCAAGTCCCTCCTTCTATCTCGTTGGCGATGCACATGGTAGGAAGCACAGCAGATGTCACCACTGGTCTGCCACAGATAGTAGACGGAAACTCACCACCTGAATGAGTTACCAATACCCCATTGGTCTGTGTAAAAAATGCCATAGCTACACGAATTTGTTGCTGTGTCACCGTACCAATAATTGCTTCTTTGGTGTCATTCACTCCGCCGAGATGAAAGCCAGAAATCAATGCACCTTTGGCTTCTCCAATATATGGAGCCATACATAATCCTTCAAACGTCTTTTCGGACAATATAGCATAAGCTCCAGAAAATTCATGCAAAACCGCATGTCCTACCGTATCTGGGCTACAATGGGCAGTCATGTTCCTACGCGTGCCATCCTTCTCCTTATAAACCACCAAATGATGCCCTTGTGGGATCTCACTCAATGGCAAAAAATCTGTAATATTGGCATAGCTACCGGATTGAGGGGCATGAACCACTACAAAATCGGTGTCGGGAATATGATATGAACTCTCCCAATATGCCGTAACCTCGAAGGTGGTGCCCGATTTATCTCCATCACGCCTACAAAACAAATGTATTTCCTTATCACTCTTCCACATATGTTTGGGCATCAGCAAAAAATTGGAGCGTATCATAACAGCATTACATTTAGATGCACGCGTGCCTGCCGTCACTGTAATGTGCAGTAAGTTAGTATATGCTTTCTCCAATAAGTGTGCCGCACTCGTGGTCTGTTGCTTTTCTGTCTTGGGCACAGAAGTTATGGGTCTCTTCTTCCAAGGGTTGACAGTGGCATCACGTTCCTCCACCTCTTGTTCATTTTTTGGCGTCAAACCTTGTGCAACTGTCCATGCTCTCATACAACCCCTGTATAATTTGACAGCGGCGTATACGACAGCAAATATGCCAACCATAATGGTGCCCAACTTTATGGCCGTATTGCGCCAATCCTCTTCCAAAGCGTTAAAAGCATCATTACGCTTCACCAACTCATTCCAAACTTGTTGGTGGGCGAATCCAGCTTTCCAGAAAAAGTATAATGATGAGCACGCCGCATAAAAAGGCGTTGTAGCCACAACAACATTCGCTAATAATTGCTTGGCAGAATACATTTGGAAAAAGTGCCTGTTACAATCATGCAGCTCATTACGAAAATGGTGGACAACAAAAGACATAATTCCTAAGCAACATGCTGTTCTGACATGAGAGCGGGCGTGTCTATAAGCCGTTGGTTCAATCATCTTCTGTGCAAACGCGCGGAAATAGG